ATATGATGGCACACTTAGCTAACTCTGCTTCATAAAAGTCAAGACGCTCTTAGCTCAGCTGGATAGAGCAACAGCCTTCTAAGCTGTGGGTCAGTGGTTCGAATCCACTAGGGCGTACCAATATACAACAAAGGATTATAATGCCTAAGAAAGACAGGATACCATTAAAGGGTGGCGTAAAGAATGAAAATTAAAATAGGCCCGTATCCAAAACATCGTTGGTACCACAACTTTTTGTACGAGAAGTTCGGTATATGCAACGAACAGTCTGTGTCAGTTCGTATTGACAACTATGATACGTGGAGCATGGATCATACCCTTGCATATATTATTGAGCCAATGCTCAAGCAACTCAAACTAACCAAGCATGGTGCTCCGTATGTGTACCCTGAAGATGTACCTGCAGAGTTGCGTCCTACTAAGAAAGAACTAACAGCATACACTAAAAATGGTGAGACTGATAGCAAGTTCTTTGAGCGTTGGGATTGGGTGATGGACGAAATGATATTTGCCTTTGAGAGCAAACATAACGACTGGGAAGAACAGTTTCAATCAGGCGAACACGATGTTGTGTGGATTGAAATAACCGAAGGTAAACTCAAAGGTCATAGTGAAATGACCAAAGGTCCTAACGACACATATGAAGTTGATTGGGAAGGGCGTAAGGCATACCAAGATCGTATTACTAATGGATTTCGATTGTTTGGAAAGTACTTCGAATCACTTTGGGATTAGGTCCTACACCATAAATACATAAAAGTTACAAATACATTATCGTAAATAGAGTCACTTTGTATAAATAAGAGTGTTATAACGTGGTTCTATACTACATTATAACAAATTAATATAAACATCTAAAACAATAGGAGAGGTTTCATGACTACTGCCACATTCAGCAATGTAGCGAAGCACATGAAAACCAACGTTGAAAGGCTTAGGGAGAATGACAAGGTTTGTCTTATCTGTGATGCGGTTCAATTAGTAGCGATTATGGCGGCTCCGTTACTATTGCCCATAGGTATCATATACGCTACAAGTACGGGTATTTAAATTCAGAACGTAGACTGAATAGGTGTCGTAAGGCACCTTTTCTTTATCTAGCTTTTATGGTGTTCTTCACTCTTTACAAATACATGCTTTTAAAGTATAATAAATACTATTGTTCGTTGATACTTACGAATAAAGTTTTCTGGACCCGGGTGCAATTCCCGGCTCCTCCACCAATAAAAAATGAGGGGGAGAATTAGGATCGACAGGGAATAATAAGGTAAGTGGAGAATAAGTCAAGGCGGAAGACTTGTTGGTATTTTCCAACGCAGAAGCAAACAAACTAAATGCAGAAGCAAATGGTTACGCACTAGCGGCATAAGCTAGTCGGGGTATGGGCACCACCCTGTTACAATAGGGCCCACTATTAAAGGAGGAACCATATGAAGTTATGGATAACAGTACCGATGATATTGTTTATGATGATAGCAGAAGAAGTAAATGCTACAATGAAGAATAAAGAAAAGATTGTAACTACAACACAAGAAGAGGTAAATTGTTTAGCTGAAAATATATATTTTGAAGCTAGAGGAGAATCAACACCAGGCAGAATGGCTGTCGCTCTTGTTACATTAAACAGAGTAAAGGATAATAGATTTCCAGACACAGTTTGTGGAGTAGTTAAACAAACCAAGTATTACCCTAGCGGGAAGATAGATTTACATTCGTGCCAATTCAGTTGGTATTGTGATGGAAAATCTGACAAAGTAAGAGACTACAAGGTGTGGGAAGACATACATTTAATAGCAGAAGTAATGTATGAATACGAGTCAGTAGACGTCACACAAGGAGCACTATGGTATCATAGTCCTGCGGTTAAACCCAAATGGTCTATGGTTTATAATAAAACAGTAAAGATAGATAACCATATCTTCTATAAAGATGTTGACTAAAGCAGTTAAAGGTCGTATAATAAGCACATGTTAACAGATAAACCAAATGTAATTGTAACAGGCGGGTGTGGATTTATTGGTTCCCACCTAGTTCGTAGACTATCAGAACAAGGGTTCTTTGTAACCGTAGTTGATGATAACAGAACAGGAAAAGTATTCGTTACTCATAACAACGTCGAATACCATAACTGTGATGTGAAGGATTTTAATCCTCATCAAAGTTTTATAGAGCCACCCGTCTGTATTTTTCATTTAGCAAATAGCCCTAGAGTTCGTAGAGCTTTAGAGTATCCTACAGAAACAATAACAAATAATGTTAGCACAACATGTGCAGTAGCAGATTGGGCAAGAGTATTTAATTGTAAATTATATTTTGCTACATCTTCTAGTACACAGTATGTAGAGTCACAATCAAATCCATATACATTTAGTAAGGTGGTGTGTGAATCTACATTAGACTTATATAAGAGACTCTATTCATTAGATTATGTTTTAATGTTTTTCTACAACGTGTATGGGCCTGGTGAAGCAGACTACGGTGAGTATAGCACAGTTGTTAGAAAATTTAAACAAGATTATTTGAAAGGACAACCTTTAACAATATACGGAACAGGTAAGAAGGAAAGAGACTTCACTCATGTAGACGATGTTGTACAAGGTATGTTAGAGTTATTAGCAGATCCAGGCGTTCCTAATACGGCACACTTTGGCTCTGGAGATCCTCAAACAATCTTATCAATAGCAAAATGCTTCGATCACCCTATGGTACATTCTTTCGATAGGCAAGGTGAAGCTCAGAGAACGTTTTGCGAACACCCTTACATTGGTGCAACACATAATGTACACAATTATATTAATGAATGGATAGACAGGAATAAAACTTATGATGCCACCCAGAATAATCGTGGATAACACGATAGAAATGACAAAAGAAAAAATATCAGATATATTTTTAGTTACAAAGGAGTTTCATACTCCTACAGAATTTTCACAATACATGGAGCGAATGGCTTTTAATAGTAAAATATCTAATATGGATGCTGTATGTGATTACTGTATTAAAAAAGAAATTGAAATTGAGAGTATAGGAAAGTTCCTCACATCCAACTTAAAAAACAAAATTAAAGAAGAAGCATTAGAATTAAATCTTCTAAAAGAAAAGAAACGCGCTAAGCTACCTTTATAAAATGGATCCTTTTGACGTATATAAAATCTACCTCGCTGTGAAGTTGCACTTTACTACAGAGTCTTATGATATTACCAAACACAAGTTTGCTACAAGAGGAAAGCGAGAAACTTTTCTTAAGCGTAAAGACTTATTGGTACTTCGTAAGATGGCTAGGGATTACGACAGGAAGGACATAATAGACATATTAGTCGCTAACTTTGTTAGTGGCAAACGTTGGCACGGAATGTTTGATTCCGAGGCAATGGAAACATACAACATTTGGAAAGCTAACAAACAGAAGTTAGCATATACATTTGAACAGGATCTGAACACCATTCAATTAAGAATGGAACAAGATAATATAGAAGACTCCACTGTGGCAAGTGGACACCCTCTTATATTTAAACTGCTACTTGGTAAACAAATAGCAATAGAAACCGTAGTTATACTGAATAAAGGATTACAGTTTGTTAATGAATATAAGGACGATCTTATACTAAAAGATACAGTTCTTATGGTGAACAAGTATACTCCCTTTATGGGAAAGAATACCAATAACCTTCATTTAAAGCATCTAGGCCTTATAAATATAATTGCAAGAACTAGAAATAGTTCTTATACAACGTAAATACAACGCAAATACAGGAGAATACATATGTCGTTTAGTACACTTTCGGAGCTTCGGAATTCACGAGGCAAATTTGACAACCTAATGAAGGAAGTCGAAAAAATATCAAACCCAACATCTAACTTTTCAAAGGGTGATGACAGGGAATGGAAACCAACAGTAGATAAAGCAGGAAACGGTTATGCCGTTATCAGGTTTTTACCTGCACCTCAAGGCGAGGATATGCCATGGGTTAGGATCTGGAATCATGGATTTCAAGGACCTGGCGGTAAGTGGTATATTGAGAACTCTCTTACTACACTTAATAAACAAGATCCAGTTTCAGAATTAAACTCTGAATTATGGAACTCGGGTATTGAGTCGCAGAAGGAAATTGCTCGTAAGCAAAAGAGACGTCTTAGTTATTATGCTAATATAATGGTAGTAGAGGATAAAGCAAACCCAGCTAATGAAGGACAAGTATACCTTTATAAGTTTGGTAAAAAGATCTTTGACAAAGTTAAAGATGTTATGCAACCTCAGTTTGAAGACGAGTCCCCAGTCAATCCTTTTGACTTTTGGGAAGGCGCTAACTTTAAACTAAAAATCAGACAAGTAGAAGGATATCGTAATTATGATAAAAGTGAATTTGAAAGTCCTTCTTCTATATCTGATAATGATGATGAAATTGAAAAGGTTTGGGCTAGACAACACAGCTTAGCTGGCGTAGTCGCTCCAGAACAATTCAAGACCTACGAAGAGCTTAAATCCAAATTGGACATGGTCCTAGGCGGAAAGACAGCTAGATCGGCAGAGTCGATTTCATCTCAGACTGATGACGCAGAAGACGATAACTTTATGGAAAAAGTTAAATCTGTCCAAGCAGCACCAGCAGTAGAATCCACACCAACAGTTTCGGCTGATGATGAGGACGATACATTATCTTACTTCAAATCCCTTGCAGAAGATAACTAAAAACTATTAGTTTTTTTGAAGGCTCCTAACGGGGCCTTCTTTTTGACTATAAATAATAGTATGACATATACAGAAAAAGTATCAGCAAAAATAGTAATATTATATGCAGTAGCATTAATAGGGGTTCCTTTGTGGTTTGTATACGCACAGCCTACACTAGGACAAGTTGTATTGTGGTTTGTAGTGGCAGCGCTAGTTTCACGAATAGCAAACGCTGGGTATCATCGTTGGTTAACACACGCGCAATTCCAACCCACTTGGATAGGTAGAAAGATAATGTTGTGGTTCATGGTGATGACAGCTGAAGCACCACCTGGACATTATGTTGTATCTCATTTACAACATCACGCCAACACAGATAAAGAGGGAGATCCTCATGGTCCATTACAAATAGGTTTTAAAAGATTATTCTTCGGACAATACGATGAAGTAAAACCTAAGGTAGGATTTCTTAGATACTACTCTAAACAAAAAGACGCACAGTTTGTTACAAAACATTACTGGAGGTTGTACCTCGGCAATATGATTGTATTAGGTCTTATAAGCAAATGGCTTGTAGTATGGTTAGCATTTATGTTTGCTTGGAGTTGGATTTGGTTTCTTGTTATAAACTGGGGCGGGCACGGTGGCACTAAGGCAACACCTACAAACTTGAATTGGTTTTGTAATATCTTTATGGGCGGAGAAGATTATCATGCAAATCATCACGACAAACCTGGCCAACTTGTAATGGGTAGATGGGATACGACAGGTAAATTTATAGTACCTTGGTTACTCTCTAAATGAATAACAAACAGATACTAGGCCTACCTATATATCATGCTCACAATGTAAGAACAGATTTAATCCCTGACTTACAAGCATCGATTGAAGTCATGCAATTACTAAAATCTAATTGGGATAATAAACACAAGAGTAAGCTTAGCATTTATACAGAGTCTGGTGAACACAAATTTAATCTAAAGCAAGATCCAATGAAAGGAGTTGACGGTTGGCAAGACTTACGAAGGAGTATAAAGACTCATGTAATGTCCTACTTAGATGAGACCCAACCTATAGATTATGAGTTGCAATCAGAACTGGGTACTCAATTACGAAACGAGCTTAATTCTTTTTGGCACAACTATGCTTGGTATACATACTTTGATGAGACTGACTCTTACCCTTGGCATTCACATGGACAATATTATCTAGTAGCTACATATTATGTTAGAGCGGATGAAGAACATGCACCATTACAATTTAAATCTCCAATATCAGACATGTACACTAGTTGGTCAATGGGTACAAAGAATACAAATTTAGAAACCGTAATACAACCAAAGACGGGCGACTTAATAATATGGCCTGCATGGCTGGAACATCAGATCCCATCCACAGATACTATTATTTTAAACCATAGTAGTATTAAAGAAGTTAATAAATATAAAGATAATAGAATCAGTATAACAAACTGTTTCGTTAAACCACATACACAATTTTTGTATGATATGCAAAAGAATAAAGAGGAATAAAAGATGAATAGAGATAATATATTTGAACAGTTAAAAGTAGACGAGGGTGTTGTATATGAAGTATACAAAGATCACCTAGGATATCCTACTTTTGGAGTTGGACATTTAATACTAGAATCAGACGAAGAGTTTGAAAAGGAAGTAGGTACATTAGTATCAGAAGAAAGAGTTAAAGCTTGTTTTGAAAAGGATTTAGACACTTCAATTTCAGAATGTGTTGCACTGTACGGAGATGATTGGGATAAGTTCCAAGGTACTGTACAAGAAGTTCTAGTTAATATGATGTTTAATATGGGACGTCCTAGGCTTTCCAAGTTTAAGAAGTTTCAAGCAGCTATTGAATCAGAAGATTTTATAACAGCTTCAGAAGAAATGGAAGATAGTCGTTGGTTTAAACAAGTCGGACCTAGAGCGGAACGACTACAAGCTAGAATTTATAGTTTGGGAATTCCTAACGGTTAAGCGTACGCTGAATCTTGCCATCTAGATAACGAGCTACGGTTTATACGTGCACCCGATGCAGCTGCCACTGCTACTGTTGGCCCACTATCACCACCACTTGCTACATTAGTAGTAGGGGCTACTATTACTGGTGGCATATCTGCATTTGCCATCATAGCATCTTGAAAAGCATTAGTTGTATTATCAATAGCAGCTGCTGTTGGCGCACCAAGATTTTCAATATTGGACAGTTTTCCTAGTTGATCTATTGCTGCTTTGCCATTATCAGGATCAATACTTCCATCTTGAATCCCTGCTTGAATTTCTTCCATCGTCATCTTGCCCATCTTATAAGACCCTTTAACCGCAATTTCAGTACCGGCTGCATTAGTCCGGTTGTAAGAACCATCTGACAGTTTACGAATTGCTGCAGCACCTTCCCCCTTCTCAATTGTCCAATCAAACATACCTTTTTCAATTTCTATAGCATCCATTGGTATGAGTTCATCTTCACCACGCACATTAACACCAACTTGGGCGCTGCCATTTGCTAAATCTGTATCTCGAGCATTGATAAACCTCCGCATATCAGATCCGGTCCTCAATCCAGCCATCGACAACCCTGTCTGAGATACACTGAACGCTTCGGCCATCAGATCTTCATCAGTCTTGCCGGTAGAGGGTGGCGCGTTCATGACAGGTATTGCAGTACCTGTTTCAGTTGCTGTATCTCCACCAGCTATTGACTCAAGAGTTGTATCAATGGCAGATACGTTTCTATCAATGCCTGCTGTAGCATCAGGATTATTTAGTAATGCCTGTACCATGGCTGCGTTTTTAATAGATGCTTTGTCTTTGTCGGATACTGAATCACCAGCTTCTGCCAACAATGTAGATTCTATACCCGCTGCCTCTTGTCTTATTTGTCCGGCTAACCCTGAATCTCTTTCTTCTATTTGGCTTAATACATTTTCTGTTTGGGCATTAGACTCTGCGAGATCTTCAGCTGATACAGGAATAGCATCTGCTATCGCTCCGCCAGCTGCCTTACCTGCTTTACTACCTCCCCACCATCCAAGAGCT